TTCCTCCTGCTGCGCTGATTCCATTGGTTGCATTTAATAGTCCACTAACAGATACGGATGAGCCAGTTAAAGTTAGTGGAGATCCTACTGCGTTAACATCTATTAAACCACTACTGTTATCAATTACGATTTTACAGCCATTAGTGATGTAATTAACATCTCCCAAAGAAAGAATGCTTCCATCGCAGACCAGTTTTAAATCACTATTAGCAGTTATGATTCCAGCGTCCGTTATTTCAGTAAAAGACCCACCAGATGTAGTAGATGCAACTCTGAAGACAGGGGCAGTCAGTTGTCCCGTACTTGGAATAATAGAAACTCTCGGTGCAACTGTATCTGCTCTTGCCACAGTACTGCTTGTGGATGTGCATAAAACTGGAAACAATTCTGAAGAAGAACTGCTTGCATTTATGATTATACCTGTGGCGTTTCCGCTCAAACCACCAATAAAAGTTGTTCCTGTGACAGTGCCTGTGAAGTTTGCAGTGGTTCCCTGTAAAGTTCCTGCAAGAGTCACACCACCAGCAGCACTAATCCCCGCAGTGAATCTTGTGAGTGCGCTGAAGGTTCCTCCTGCGGCACTCAATCCACCATTTGCTGCCAAAACTCCAGTAACAGTAATTGCATCTGTTACGGCATCACCTAGATTGACATTTCCGTTGGCAACAAAGTTTCCATTAACGGTAAGAGTTGCACCAGAAGGAATTGTTGTGTTTGATGATAAAGTTGCACCAGAAGCACTAATACCACTTGGTGCATTCACCAATCCGTATATGGTTGCGGAGGTTTGTGCAGTTGCACCGATGACTGCTGTATTGGAGCCTAAACCAAGGGCTAGAGTACCAATTACAATCTCGTTGGTTTGTGCTTCTGCGGATGCACGGGCATCGTAACCAATGTAAATTCCACCAGTTGCTGATGCAAGAGAACTGCCACCCGAACCTCTTCTTCTTCCAGCAAATGATCCGATTGCAGTGTTACGAGATCCTGAATTAAGTGCTAATAGAGATGCATAACCTATTCCAGTATTATCAGAATTGGCTAGACTGGAATTACTCCCCAATGAAGAAGATCCTATTGCGGTATTTCTAGACCCTGTTTCATTCCCATCAAGAGCCGACGAGCCAATTGCCACATTATCAGTTCCACTCGTATTAGCCCCTAAACTAAAATCTCCTATTGCAATATTACTATTACCTCCATTATTCTGCGAAAGAGCAAAGTCACCAATTCCCACATTATAATTACCAGGATTGGTACCATTACCTATTGAGTAATTACCAATTGCCACATTACCCTCACCACCAGTTGCTGATGCAAGAGCATTAGAACCAATCGCCGTGTTGTTAGTACCGCTTTCCAATGATGCTAATGCAAATTCTCCTATTGCAGTATTGGCATATCCCGAAACTGGTCCCTGACCAATTCTCAAACTATTTACAGAAATATCATTGGCAAAGGTTACTCCACCTGCCGCACTGATACCTGCATTGAAAGTATTCAGTGCTGTAAAGGTGTTTGCACCACCCACCGTGACACCCGTGACCGCTCCCGTGAGTCCGTTGAACGAGGTAACAGCGGTGGTTGCAGCGGTTGAGCCGTTCACTGCACCCATGAGTTGGGATGTTAGAGCAACCGTTCCGCTTGCGTCTGGCAGAGTTATAGTTCTGTCGGCGGATGTGTTGGAATCTGCCTGAAGCGTCGTATAGAATGGACTGGGGAGTGCTACTACTGTAAATCGGAGTCTATTCTCAGAAAGAGTAACAGGATTGCTTCCGTTTGACTCAAGCGAGCCGATTCTCACAAAAGAAGCAGACAAACCACTTAAGAATTTAACAATATCGCCGCTAAATGTTCCACCAACAGAACTGATGCCTGCGTTGAACGAGTTCAACCCCGTAAAGGTGTTTGCACCAAGAGAAGCACCAGTGACTGCTCCTGTGTTGCCGTTGAATGACTGCACACCAGTGTTGGTGATTGTGACAGAACCCGTAGCAGCAGACAGAGATATTCCTGTTCCTGCGGCAAGAGTGACACCGCCAGTGAAGCCATTCAAGGCGTTCACGATGTTGTCCGCGAACAGTCTTCCTGAAATCGTGGCATCGCCGCCGCTCGGAGTGATCGTGAGGTCACCGCCGCTGGTGACATTCATGTTCACCCAGTTGGACGCAGCACCACTATAGTCATTGTATATGAGTTGCAGTGCCTTGCCTGTGCTGTGGTTGATCTCCACCGCGTAGTCGCCGCACATTCCGCCGCCATCCGCGCGATTCACGCCAAAATAGCAGTTTTCTGTGTAGTTATAGATATCACCCCAAACAAGTTGGCGATTTTGTTGAGCAGCCAATGCAGAGGTCAATCCCGTTTCAAAGTAAATGGAGGGAGACACAAAGTAGAAGGACGCAATGTTTGGAGTTACTGTGTTGGTAGCGGTGATTTGGGTTGGAGTCAGGTACAGACGATCATTTCCAGTACCTATGGTCAACCCCTTTACTCCGAGATTTCCTCCATACGGCTGATACACAAGTGGAGTTGTGGCATCGTCTACGAACAGAGCAGTGACACCTGCTCCCCGCGACATGACAAGATACATATCTCCCGTAGCGTTCGTAGACGAGATGTTTACATCACCGCTGAAGCCGCCATTGCCTGTCACAAGGCGAGAGAATGTGGCGGTCGCTCCTGAAAGAGTTCCGCTGAGGGTTACTCCTCCTGCTGCACTGATGCCTGCGTTGAACGAGTTCAATGCGGTGAAAGTATTCGCACCCAATGATGCACCCGTGACTGCTCCTGTATTCCCGTTGAACGAACTCACATACTGCGTGATGGATGTGCCTCCACCAGTGTTCCCGAAGCACAGTCCACCGATGTAGTTCTTGACCGCCGCAAGAGTGGGAATCTTGTAGGTGATGCCTGCTGCAATCTCCGCGCTCAAGCCGCTGATGGGTGCGCCAACCCACTCCGCAGTGACTCCATGACCCAATCCGATATGGAATGTGTGCAGCGTGGTGTTGAACGCTGGCTCGGCAAGGGTAAGTCCCGAACCCGATGTGGGGTCGTTTTCGCCTCTGCGGAATATGATCGTGGTTCCCATGTACTAGTTTCCTCTGAGTACAGTATTTAGGCGAATGTTCCGCCGTCAATTTGGTTCAATATAGTTGACACAAAAGTGTTATAATCTATTTGTTTTGTTACATTGTCATCTGAATCACTTACAAGAATTCTAGTGCTAGATTTAAAGGAAGACGAAACAGTTGCTGAATTAAAATAATCCAACATATCTCCCATAGTAACCAAATACATTTCATTGGCTTTTGGATTCGGGGGGAGACTTAGATTTCTATCTTGTAAAAGAATTATATCAATCTTATCAATGCTACTTACATCTCTTAGTGGAAACGTAGCCCCGCCTCTTGAATAATCAATACCAAAAGAGTGTGTATTCCCCGCTATAGTATATGTGATTCCGCGAGCACCGCGAAGATCCATAGCACCAGTTTTACCACTCAAATATGAAACATAGTTGTGGAACTGAACCGCACCAGTCTGACCGTTCCAAGAGGAAACTCCTTGAACCGCACCCGTGATCCCGTTGAAGGAACTCACATAGTCGGTTGGCATTTCGCCTGTCGGTCCTGTCGGTCCTGTCGGTCCTGTCGGTCCTTGGATGCCTTGATCGCCTGTCGGACCAGTGATGCCTACATTCCCATTGTAGGTTTCCCATGCAGCACCGTTCCACTTCCACGACTTGCCGCCGAGGGAGTAGACCTGATTGAGTGACAGTGGTGTGGGAAAGTCAAGTGGCATTAGACGATCTCAAACCAAGAGAAGTCGGCACAAATCTTTGCGCCATCGTTTATGGGAGTCATGGTGAATACAATCACATCGCTTACTCCTGTTTGTGTTCTCCCCAACTGAAAGTTGAAATCATTGACATCAGACACAGAAAACGCTCCACTGCTGCTGAAGTATCCGCCGATAATGTCTGTTCCGCCAGACACGCCTGTTGCAGTGGTGTTGGAGTCCACATTTCCGTTGTAGTGCGTAGTCCACGATCCACCTGTCAGGGTAGGATTCAACAGGATTCTGTACTGAACAGTGTTGGGCTTGTTGTTGCCTGTTTCCTGAACAATCGCACTGATGTTGGACGGAACAATCACGCTGTCAAGTCTGTTGGCATTCAGTCTCAAGGCAATAATCGGATACTGCGTTCCTGCTGTTGTCAGAGTCTTGAGTGTTGCATCGTTCTGCGTCACATTGTATCTGCGGCTAAAGCCTTCGTATCCACCTTCACTGATGACGCTTGAACAGATTTGTGTGAGTGTGCTGCCTGCGGCTTGTGCGGTCGTATTTTCTATTTCGTATCGTATAGGCAGCACAGCCGTGGTCATGTATGTGGTGGGGTGGACATTATCGTTGTGGAAAGTATGGGCTACCACAGGCTTTCCGTCCACAAAGAATCCGCAACGCACATCGCCCACGCCCAACCACTCAATATCCGTCCAAAAGATGTTGCCTTTGGTGACATCAAGCGTTCGGCTTGACGCTCCAGTTCCGTTAAACTTGTCGCCGTTCCACTGTGATTGGTTCACGGTGGTTGTGGTTGCCAGTGATCCGCTTGCCAAGCAAAAGGATAAAGTCAAGCCGTCCTGCTGTAGATAGACTCCATTATACGGAGTACCCGCTGTGGCTCCACCTGTTGTTCCAAAATATCCGATCCGCTGCCGTAACCCCTCCTTTGGGGTGTTCATGGCAAAGGTGTTGAGTACTAGCAGCGACTTTCCAGGTTGATACGGAAACACACGCTTCGTTTCGGTTGTGAGTTTGCTGCCAACGGTTGTACCCACAGATAGTTTCACCGTACTCTCAGTGACCGCATAGGATGCAGTTCCGCCTGTGACTCCAAAAATGTCCCATTTGTCGTTTCTTTGATAGCGGTGCTGGCTGTCAAACAGGGTGAATGGATTCGCAACCTTTAAACGATTGAAAGCGTCCACTGCATTGTCAACGAAACCAACCTTGTTGTTGAACAGGTAACTCATATGATTCTCCATCCGCTTCTGTAGATGAAATGAACTCCTGCATTATTTAGGTTCAGAACCGCAGATGCCTGATTGTCAATGGTATCCGATGATCCGCTTGCGCCGCGAACGGTGATGTACCGATTGGCTGCTCCTGCGTTTCCTGACTCGTCCTTTACCACAACCTCTCTGCCTGTGCCAGGAGCGGACGGCAGATACACTGTGGGCGTTCCTGCGTAACTCACGCCGATGTAGTAGTCTTGTGCAGTGGCTTCGTATGTTGCACCCGTCACGGCTGTGGTGGTGTATGCGACAGCACCAAAGAACGGATTCACGGTGGGCTGCACCCACTGGTTGCTGTTTCCGTCATTCACATACACATACTCTTGTCCGTTGTCGGAATCCATCCAACGGGAACCAATCGTGACTCCGAGTGTTGGCGCGTCTTCCTGATAGTAAAAGTTCGTTCCGCCACCGCCACCCGTTGCGCTTATGTTTACCGTGACCTTGCCGCCAACTTTGGTGTACGAAACAGATTCGCCTGTGAAGTCCAGTGTGCGGACATCAGGAGTAACTTTCACGCCGTTCACATGGACAGCCACCTTGCCGCCACCGCCTGTGGACGCAAGCCAGCCCATGTCCTGCGCGGACACCTTGCCACCGCCCATGATCTTCTTCAGGATTTTGTCCAACCGCTCTTCATCAATGGCGATGGACTTCTCCTGCGGATCGTAGACAAGCGGGAACTTGGCGGTTACAACTCCAGACTCGCCAGTGTCTCCCTTATCGCCTTTTGCACCTTTTGCGCCAGGCTTGCCAGCCTTGCCTTCAGCACCGCGTTCGCCCTTTTCGCCCCGTTCGCCACGCGGACCAACAGCCCCATCACGACCGTCAGCACCCGCAGCACCATCAGCACCGCGCTCACCACGCAGTCCCTGCGGACCTTGCGGACCGACTGCTCCTGCCTCGCCCTTCTCTCCGCGTTCGCCGCGCTGTCCCCATTCTCCTGCTTCGCCACGCTCGCCTTGCGGACCTTGTGTACCGCGTTCACCCGCTTCGCCACGCTCACCTTGCGAACCAGGTTCGCCACGCTCTCCCTGCGGTCCACGCTCACCCGTATCGCCCTTCTCACCCTGTTCTCCCTTTTCACCGCGTTCACCCCTTTCACCCTGCGGTCCTTGCGGACCCACATCACCCTTGTCGCCCTGAACGCCTGTGTAGCCACGCGGACCCCGTTCTCCACGCGATCCATCAACGGTGCGGACAGCCGCAATCTCCTTTAGAACGCCAGCAAGACCTTCACGGAAAGTCTTGAACTGCTCCTCCGTGACAAGGCGAGTTGGAGCGTCTTCCGCTCCAATCTCCTCAATCACCTCTCTATGTGGTTCACCGACTAACTCAAAAATTGAATCAATCTGTGCGTCCCCTGCCTCTATCCGCAGCGGCTTGCCACGGGGGTCTATGAAGTAGTTTTCCCCCACCCCACCTAGAATCAGGGTGTTGGGATCATGGCAATCCTCGCTCTCCACTAGCATGAACTGATCGCCCACAGAGTACGCGGAACCACGGATTTCGCGCACTAAACGAAATACGGAACCCGACACAAACTGACCACTTGAAATGGCAGCAGTTCGGCGTGGCTCTGTGGGCTTGGTGGAATCCGTAAAGTAGGTCATCCCTGTATTTAGCCTTCAGGGACGGGTGCTTTCTGCGTCAAAGCCGCCCAAGAATGGGGGAAAAGCGGTACTATGATCTCACCGAACGCCGCTGCGTACTGCTGGCATTCCCATTGGGCATGAGGATCGCTGCGCTGTGCATACACCCGCGCAAACGCTGCAAGCGAACCTGTCCACCACCATTCGGTATAGGTTCCTTGCGGAAGCACAGCCCGTGCCTGTTCAGGAGCCACGCCCAACTTCAGGAGTTGTTCGTAGGAGAACAGTGCTTCCCGCACACACATTTCGTAGTGGCGGCTCACGGTGTTGTACGCATCATCTATGGGCATGAAGTCTTCAGACCCCTGCTTTGCGCCGTTTGTGGGCTTGCCGCGCCAATGTGGAAAATACACGGTCGGCGGATCACTCACATAGCGGCGGCTGACTTCGTTCTCGGTGAATCCAACCTTGTGCTTGAAGAGTTGGGTGCGAATGAAGATGGGAGCCTTGATCCGCAGGGTGATCTGTGGATGCGCGAACGGAGTCCAGTGCTTGTGCTTGGCAAGATACCCGATGAGTTTCTTGTCCTTGTCGGAAAGTGTGCGCGGATGGTAGCCTCGCCAATCAGGTTCGGATTCCCAATCGCTCTCCTTGTTGAATGAAACACGCGCAGAGTTCACCACGGTCAGGTCATTGCCCATGTGGTCAACATACTGTACGAAACCCTTGTCAAGAACCTGTATCTGCTTTTCCATTTGCACCCTCCAGTTCACTTACACGCGCACGAAGCCGCTTGATCTCCTCCGCAGCGGCAAACAGAGTTTCCTGTATCTCTCGCCAGAACGAGAACATCTGACACATGGAAGCGACCTCTACACGCTGTAGGGTGTCCATTTGAGAAATACGATCATGCAGTAATTTACCGTTTTCGGTGTTGCAGAAATCGTGCATCGGATCTAGTTTGTATTCACTCATCGCACTCTCCATTGTGAAAACCGCGCCAGTGCAGTCAGACCGCTGCACGAACACTCGTCAATGATGGCTTGAACCTCTTCGGGAGATCGTCCCGCAAGCACCATGTCGTTGATGTCCTTTTCTCCAATGCTACTGTTCCACACGCAGACGGTGTATCCGCTGCGGATCGCGTCTTCCACCTTGCGTACAATCTCGGGATTGCGTGGTTCGTTGTCGTAAACAACAACACAATCACGAAACAGTTTCGTGGCGTGAGCGAGTTCGCTGCCAGCAAGAGCAATAGAGTTACGGAGAAATACAGAGTCAATCGGACCTTCAACGGCGTACACCTTCTTTGAATAATCCAACCGATCTTCGCCGTAGACCGCTCGTCCGTCCTTGGTGAACTTCACGGTAATGTATCGGATTGAATTTTTGGAACCGCTCAAGCAGCGTCCCTGCGCCGCGAGGAGTTCCCCTGCTTTGTTCACGAATGGTATGACGATACGCTCGTCATTCGGAACGGTAGTGTATGTAGGGTCAATGGATCGCACCCAGTCCCCGAATGCTTTTGAAAAATAGAAGCGGTCGGTGTGGGGAACTTTGCGCGATTCCAAATATTGCCGTGCAGGATGGGTTTCGGGCAGCGTGGACACCGCAGGAAGCCGTATCTGTGCCTTTGGAAGGGCTACAGCCGCCTCCACAGGCTTCACATAGTTGCTCTTGCCGTTCTCTCCGTTTCGCCACCGCTCAAGCGCGTATTCCTGTGCGAGAGCAGGAGCCACGATTTCCAAAAATCGGTACACCGAATGCCCCACTCCGCAGTTGTGGCACTTGTAGAAATAGTCGTTCTTCTTTGGGAAAAAGAAGCCACGCGCCTTGCTCTTGTTGCGCTGCGAGTCTCCGCACACGGGGCAGCGACAATTTGCAAGTGCTTGGGTCTTCCATTTGAATCGCTCAAGTTGGGGAGACACCATGTTGATGTACTTCTTGTCAATGTAGGTGGACATCAAATATTCCAATCACTCGTATCACGCTTCTTGCCGAACTTCGCTGTGAAGTCCTTGGCACCGTATCCTGATCCGTATCCGTCACCTTCGCCCTTTTGGATGTTTGCATCCATCAGGTCTTCCGAAACGCTGCTGTCGATATCATAGAACTTCATCTTGGCGTAGTTCAAGCCCACGATGAACTTCTTGTTTGCAGCCTTGCCGTTGTAGCGGTTCTTCAACTGCTTCACCATGATCTGTCCTGCCTTCTCCAACTCATCGGTGGTGATGAGTGCAATCATCAGGTCTGCCGTGTGGGGCAAGCCGAATGATTCTGAAGTGTCCGTGAGGTCAACATCGGTGGACGAGAACCCTGCGCGGTTCACCTGTGTGGCACTCACGATGGGAACATCCCTCTCCATCGCCAGACCACGCAACTCCTCGGCAATAGCCTTGATGTAGCCATACGAGTTGATGTTGTTGCCGTGCTTGAATCGCGCAGACGAGCAGATGTTGATGTAGTCCACGAAAATGATGTCGGGAACAAACTGCTTCTTCAGTCGCAACTCGTCCAACAGGATGCGGAAGTGATTCACATTCGCAAAGGAGGTGGGGTATTCCTTCACGATGAGTTTGCCGCTCACGCCGCGAGTCGCACCCTTCAGCCGCTTCTCGTACATCTCAAGCGGCAAGTCCTGAAGTTCATCCATCGTGATGTCCATGATGTTTGCGTCAATGCGTTCCGCAATGCGCTCTTCAGCCATTTCAAGCGTGATGTACAGCACATTTCGGTTCTGCATGAGACACGCAGCAGCATGGTGGCACATGAACAGCGACTTGCCCACGCCTGTTCCTGCCATGATGATGTTCAGAGTCTTCGGAGAGATACCGCCCTTGGTGATGGCATTGAACATCTCCAAGTCAAACGGAACCTTTCGCTCCACCCTGTGGTAGAACTCATGGCGAGACTCGTAGTCCTCAAGGAAATCGTGTCCCACATTCGTGTCAAAAGAAACCGCGAGAGCCTTTGAAAGAATCTCGGGGAGAGCATGGGGAGTCCGTGCCTTGTCCTTGCCGTCTATGATCTGAATAGATTCAAGAATGGCATTATAGATGGCTTTGTCCTTGCAGAACTTCTCGGTGGTGTCGCTTAACCACTGCGTGTCCTGCTTGGCGGACTTCCCCATGTCTCCCACAAGGCTCTTGCACTTGGAGAACTCGTCCTCCGTCAATCCCTTGTTGTCTTCAAGTGCAATAAGCAGGGCATCCTTTGTGGGAATGCCCTTGTACTGATTAACGAAATCCTTGATGGATCGGAACACTGCCCGATCCACGCGGTCAAGGAAATACTCCTCCTGCAAGAATGGAATGGTCTTCTTGCAGAACTCGGGATCGTTCAGCAGTCCCGACAGGATCGTTTTTTCAGTTTGACTCATTTAGTCCAAGTTCCTCATCAAGTTCAGCCAGACGATCCATTGCCTGCTGTGCTTCGTCCCTGCCGTAGCAGAACTCCTTCTTCGCAGCAATGTCAATAGCCCGCAGGATGTCCTCGTTGTAGTACTTCTCGGGGTTCTTGTTGATCTGCGATTCAAACACGGTCTTGCCGTTGGGCAACTGAATCTTCGTGGACACCTTCGTAAAGATACCGTGCTTCAGCGCAATGTCAAGCAGTCCGTAATACTTGTTTAGTCCAGTTTCAAAATTCAACTGCACATCCACCATTTTGTCCTGCTTGGTGAGTCGGCTCTTGTGTGCCTTGCAGTGGATGATGTTGCCCACCACCTCGTTGTCCACCTTGTCCTTCTTCTTGGACAGGTAGATGATGGTGGAAGCCGCATACTTCAGACCGCTGCCGCCACCCATCTCCTTCATGGGAACATACGCGCCCACCACATCGTAGGTGTGGTTCGTCATCAGCAGGGGAATCCGTGCATGACCCAACTTGATGGTCAGGACGCGGAACGCTGCCTTTGCCACCTGTGCGCGAGTCATGTCGCGGGTAGTCTTACCCTCTGCGGTGTCGTTCATCTCCTTCTCGGTGGACAACATTCCAAGCGAGTCAAGCACGATCATCATGCGGGGGCGGGAGTCCTTGTCTGCTTCAAGGTACTTGTCCACCGACAGAACGCACTGGTGGCGGAACTCCTCAATGGTAGCCACGGGCAGCACAGCCACGCGGTCGGTGTCAATGCCACGGGACTTCAGCAGATCGGTGGTAATGGCTTGCTCCGTATCAAAGTACATGACCATCGCGTTTGGATCGGAGTTCAGGAACTCACGCACCACATTCAGGGCAAAGTAGGTCTTGCCTGTGGCTTGCTCACCCGCAAGGGCAATGATCTTGTTGTCAGGCATTCCTCCGTGGATGGAACCGCTCAACAGTGCGTTGAACGCATACGATCCCGTGGAGATGAATCCCTTTACATCGCTGCCCTCCAAGCCGTCAGAGGCTACGGTGGCGTACTTGTTTCCTGCTGCCTTCAGAATGTCCTTCAGTTTCATGCTTTCTCCAATTCTTTCATCTGTGCGTCAATGAGCATCATCTCGGACTCGTTAGCCCGTATTGTATCCAACGGCGTAAGTTTGTCAACGATCATCTGCTGTGTTTCACGCCGCAGCAGGTCTTTTCTTTTTGAGAGAAGACCTTTCAAGTATTCAAGATTTAGGGTACTCATCAGGTGGTGAGTTTGAGTCCTGCGGAAGCAGCGGTGGGAACCACAAGCCCGTTGAACGCACCGTTGAACTCGTTTGCAAGATCGGTCGCAGGATCCGCCGTGAACATCACATAGGAAGCAGGAACCGTCATCTTCTGCTCCTTCACGGAAGCCATCCACGGCACGACAGCAATATTTGCACCGCCGCCCTTTGTGGGCATGGGAACAACCATGCACGGATTCTTGAGGGTATACGACACAACGGTATCGCCTTCAAAATTCTCGGTCACGGAAGCAATGAGTTCTTCGCCAGTCTGAACCTTCACGATCTTTGTAGCCATTACGAATCCTTTTGTTAGGGGTTAGATACTGTATGTAGTGAACGAATCAAGCAAACAGTGACTCAAGACTATTTCTTTCCTCGGGACTCCACCCCATCGCATCGGTGATGGCGCGTAGAGGCTCAAGGAAAGTCTTTTTGAATTGAGTGTCGTAGTCAATGTATTTCTGAAGACCGAACTCCTTCGGCATGGTGACGGGGAAACCGATCACGCCTTCGTGGATGGGATTGGGAGTCTTCAGGTAGATGAACTTCATCTTCTCGCCTTCACCGATGGTGCGGTACTTCTTGCTCAAGCCCATCTTTTTGACAAGAGCGTTGTGGAGCAGAGCCGCCTTCACCGCGATGGGCGTTCCCTTCTTGTAGATCGTGAGCGGTGACGAGTACTCGTCCATGCCGTTCACGCCACGGGGAGAGGCGACTTCCTCAACAGGCAGGGACTTGAACTCGCGCTCCGTCTTGCGGACAAACTCCTGAAGCGTGGCTTCGTCACGCATCAGCACCATCTCAATGGCAGTCTTCAGTGCCTTGCGAACATACGCAGGAGTGGACGAACGCGCAGTCTCAATGCCCATGATCTTGAACTTCGGGGTCTTGTAGCGAACGCCTTCGGCATCCCACACCGACAGCATATACCGCTTCTTCGCAGTCCACACGCCGCTCTCCGCAATGACTTCGCGTCCCATCACCATCTTGTTGGAGTAGGCGTTCATGCAGTCCGCAAGGGTGGCGAACTCCCGCTCAATCTGTGGCTGTATCACCCGCTCACAGAATCCGTTCAGGAAGTCCACCACCCGTTGCGTGTCGCGTTCGCCCTTGAAAGACGAATCCACCACCTTGCCAAGTCTCAAGTATACGGAGTCCGTGTCCATGTAGATCACATACACCTCGCCCTCCGTCTTCAGGATGCGGTTCAGGAACTTGTTCAGCGCGTCACCGATCCACTGAATGTTCAACTGCCCCGAAAGCGTGATGGCTTCCGCAAGTGCCACATCAAAGAATCTGAAGTACTGATTGCCGATTGCGCCGTATGCGGAGTTCAACTGAATCTTCCGCACCAACTGGAAGTTGTGGTACTTGGAAATCTCGTACTCAATCTTGCGCCGCTCTTCGGCGGGAGCGTTCTTGTCCAAGTCCACCAACCGCTTCTGTGCTGCGATCATCAGGCTCTTGTAGTGCTTGCGTTCTGCGTACATCTTCTCCATGAGTTCAGGCAGGAAGCCTTGGCGGTCGCGCACGAACGCAACGCCGTTCGCCGCCACGCTCACGCCGTCTGCCTTCGCGGAGTTCAGATATTCCGCAGGATCAATGAAATCCTTCACCGCTTCCCCGCGATTCCGTGCCAACATGGACTCGGGAGAGATGGCTCCGCGCCGCCACACGGGATTGGTGTCTTTTGTCTCGGGAGAGATGTTGTACTGCATGATGAGGTGCGGATACAGCGAGTTCAAGTCAAAACTCACCACCCAATCGTGCTTGCCCACGATGGGATTCATCACATACGCACCCGCGTACTGATCATCCTTCTTCTGATCGGTCTTCTGCGGAATCACCATGCCCTTGCTCATCAGGTGGTGGTGGATGATGGCATCCCATGTGCGGACTTGAGAGAACACATCCTCAAAGTTCACCCGCGCCGAATACGCCAACGCCACCGCCAGTTCCAGCAGTTTCAGTTTGGATTCAAGGCGGTCAACAAGCCGCACATCTTGGAAGTTATACTCCATGAACCGCTGAAAGTTCTGTGTGTAGAACTCCTGAATGGTTTCGTATTCCGCATACGACAGTTTCTCTTCGCCCAACTCCACCTTGGAAATGTGATTGAGGGAGTAGGACTCCTGCTTCACATAGGTGAAAGTCTGATACAGTTCAAAGTAGTCAAGCGTGGCAACGCCGCTGATTACATACGCGGTCTGGTCGCGTCCCATGCGATTCACCACAGTCTCGCGGAGTTTGCCCCACGGCGAGAGGGAGTTCCCCCATCCTTCTTCAAGGTAGTTCATCCGCGCCACAAGGTACGGAATATCAAAGAAGCGGATGTTCCACCCCGTCACGATGTCGGGATCAAGGAACCTCCACAGTTCAATGAACCCTGCAAGCAGTTCTTGCTCGTCATCATAAGGAATGCAGGAAACTCCCTCGCCGTCAATATGAAAGTCTCCCAATCCTAGCACATAGGTCTTGTCACCCATTGAGATCGTGATTGCAATGACCCGCTCCGTGGGAGAGGATGGCGTGGGAAAACCGCCGTCACACGATGTCTCAATGTCCAAGTTGGCTATGCGGAGGCTGCTGAAGTCGTAATCGACTTCATTGGGAAACTCCTTGTAAAGGTACTGATACACAAAGTTGGTGTTTCCGTAGATGTCGTAGTTGGAGACATCCTTGAAACGGTCAATGAACTCGCGGGCTTCCCCGATGCCGTCAAACTGAATGGGCTGCACGGGCTTGCCGTTGATGGTGGTGAACTCTCCTGCGTCCTTGGACGGGATGTAGAGGGTGGGGCAGAACGGCACACGGAGGTGCTGACGCTGCCCGTTCCGCCATCCACGGTACAGGATGTTCTTGCCACGAATATCAACGGAAGTGTAGAAGTCCACGATGCTCCTTAACGCTCAACGAGTGCAATCCAGTCCTGATGAACCATATCTTTGTCTTCGTGACCCTGCCCCTTGTTCTGTGTGCGATCCCAAAGAACACGGTCACCTACGCGGATGTCTTCCGTCAGTTTATCACCGATTGCCGCAACCGTACCCCAAACATACCGAGTTTTCACTACTTCATTGTAGATGATGCCTGCTTCGGTTTCCTTCTGACCGCCAAGGTGCGATTGCACCCAAATCCATTTTCCAATTGGCTTAAACTTGCTCATTTAAAATCTCCTCTAGGGTTTGTGGAACGGATTCTTTAATCCGCTCTTCCGCAATCTTCACATATTCAGAATTCAATTCAGTCCCGATGTAGTTGCGTCCGTTCTTCAGTGCCACAACAGCAGTGGTGCCGCTGCCTGTGAACGGATCAAACACCGTGCCGTCCTTGGGGCATCCTGCAAGCACACACGGCTCAATCAGGTTCTCGGGGTACACCGCAAAGTGTGCGCCCTTGTAGCCCTTGGCGTTCACCGTCCACACCGACCGCTTGTTTTTGCGAGTTGGATACCCATCATACGGTTTTCCACCACCGTTTTCTCCCTGTTCTCGTCCATCAATTTCCCATGCGCCCTTGCTACCACGCGGTCTTCGCTTTTCGTTTGGATACGCAAGAGGTTCGCTTATTGCGTCCTTATCGTAGTAATACTTGGGCTTCTTGGACAGTAGGAAGATGTACTCATGCGACTTCGTGCAGCGGTCTTCCACGCTTTCAGGCATGGGGTTTGGCTTGTGCCAGATGATGTCCTGCCGCAGATACCACCCGTCCGCTTGCAGCGCAAACGCTACGCGCCACGGAATGCCGATCAAGTCCTTGGTCTTCAGCCCCTTCTGATCCTTGCGATTGCCTGGTACAAAATCCGATGGCATTCCACGCTGACCTCCGATGGTCTGTGGAGGCGGTGCAACATTCTTTGCAGCCATGTACGAGTCACCAAGATTCAGCCACAGCGTACCGTCATCACGCAGGATGCGGCGCACCTCGCGGAACACTTCAGTCATCTTCTGCACATAGCCGTCAACGGTGTCCTCCTGCCCGATCTCGCTGTCCCCGCCACCGTAGTCGCGGAGTCCAAAGTACGGAGGAGAAGTGATGCAAGTCTGAACGCAGCCGTCAGGCAGCGTCTTCATGCCCTCAATGCAGTCGCCAAGTATAATGCGGTGTGTGTTCATGCAATATCCCCGTAGAACTTGCCACGCTCAAAGAAGTTCTCTTCATGCCCTACAAAGCCAAAGCACTCCTGTGCGTAGTCAAGAATGATCTGCTTGTCAAACTTGTTGCAGGAGTACACATCAAGCGTGATGAAGTGAGTCGGTTCAATAGAGTGAATCTGAATACCGCTCTCAATAAGCGGAACCCAACCGCTCACCCCTGTCTTGTTGGGGTACACCTCCACGCCGTTGTGGGTGGGAGCATGGATCACGAAAGGCTG